GCACTACAAAGACAAATGCCGAGCTGGTGTTTGGCTGCGCGAAGGCTGCTGACGGTGCGTATGAAAGCTATGGCATCGGCACTGTGTACTGGGCGAAACTCTGGTATGCTGACCTTGGTGTTACCACCTGCAAGGAGCTTGTCAACTGGGTGCATAGTGAGCTGACCTTTAACGCCTGCTCCAACCGTTACTACTTGAGCGATGGCACGGGCAAGCGCAGCTCTTTGAGCCTGCTGGCGGAAAAGACGCTGGGTAAGACGATGTCCATGGACAATGCCAATAACAATACCGGCGGTTGGGCGAAGCCTACGACACTGAACACCTATCTGAATAGCCGCGTCTATAAGGCGCTGCCGATTGGCTGGCGTCAGCTTGTTAAAAAGGTGAAGGTCCCCGGCAACGTTGGCAATGCTAAGACCGATGTTTCTACGGCGGACTGCTACATCTTTATCCCGAGCGCGATTGAGCTGGATGCAAACATGAGTTCCGAGCCGTATGTGTATGAGGGCACGGCGATCGATTTCATCACGACCAATACGAGCCGTAAGCGCACAAACCCGGACGGCGAAGTGGTTTCGTACTGGACGCGAAGCCCGAATAAGGATTACAACGCCTATTACAATGCGGTGAACACATCCGGTGAGGTTTATGGGTATTTTTACCCAACGGACACAAACGACATCCTGTTGATGTTTAGTATTTAAGGGAGGTTCGAGTATGTATTATAAAGTCATGTACAATGACCGTGTGATCGATGTGCTCGACCACTTGACATATGTAAAGTATCAGCCCAAACACAAAATTATGACCCTGTGCCCCGAGGATGAGGCGCAGGGTTTTCTTTCCAGTGATGGTGATAAGGTCTGGCACAGTGAGGAACTGTACAAGTTCCCCGTGGAGGGCTACGACACCGTGCAACTGATACCGATTGATACCTATGAGCATCAAAAGCTGAAAATGCTGAACGGTAAAACTGCCGAGGAAATCATTGATGCTTACACTTTGGAGCTGCTGAAAGGGGGCGTGCTGTAATGGCAGATGTTGTTATGGTGAGCACTTTTGTCCAGAGCCTTGCACGGCTGTACAAGGCGAAGGAAGTTACAGATGCAAAGGTGGACGCGCTTTTGGCGGCAAAGAAAATTACAGCTGAAGAGGCCGAATTTATCACGAAGGAGTGTGAGTAAGGATGTATACGATTTTATTGGGAGACGACAATCAGCTGACTGTCAGTGTAGAGGAACGCATTATGCAGCAGTCGAAGCTGGTAGACAATCTCCATTTTCTGGTAGAGCCTGTTTATAAAGAGCAGGACATGAGCGGATTTACCTGCCTGATGGAATATCTGCCGCCTGTGAGCAAGCGGTATAAATCCGAGATTTTATCGCTGAGTGATGAGCCGTACAAGGGCATGTTGGAATACAGATTGCCGTTTGATACGAACCTGACTGCCGAGGCCGGGGATGTTGCGGTGCAGCTGACTTTTTACAAAGTCGAGATGGAGGCAGACGGCACCGGAATAAAGCACGTGCGCCACACACAGGCGACGAATATCAGGGTATTGCCGATCAGTGCATGGAGCGACATTATCCCGGACGAGGCGTTGACTGCGCTGGATCAGCGTATGATTGCTCTGCAGGCGCTTACCAATCAGTTAGTCGAAGCAAACCAGAATCTAGCAAGCGGCAAGGCCGACGGTCTGCTGTACAACGAAGGCCGTTTGCAGCTGAAGGCCGGGGATAAGGCGATTGGCAATACCGTGCAGATCGTGGACAATGGCTCCGACCCGGAGGATGGGACTATCCGGGTGGTTGAGTTTTAAATTCAGCCATCCAGCTTTTCTATGTAGTACGCAAAGAAAGGAGAGATTGAGATGGCAAATAAATACTCTAAGTTGGGTTACGGTAATGCCAGCGACATTGCGACCGCGATTGAAAGCGGCAAGCTGGATGGACGCGACCTTGTTGTGACCAAGGATACCTCGGAGATCATCTACATCAAGGATGACAAGACACAGCAGGCACTTCGACCCCGTATGCTGCTGTTCAACAGCCCTGGCGAGGCCATTACGGCGCTGAATAAAAACAGCGACACCTATGCAGGCCAGTTCGTCATGATTCGTGACGACAACGGTAAATACCAGCCGTACACTGTTCAGGCCAGCGGCGACAGCAGCTTTGTTGTAGAGCCGACTGTCACGGCCAACGCTGGCTTTGTGTGGCAGGAGTTCTAAGCAAATAGCAAAGAGAGATTTCTACACTATGTAAAGGAGAAAAAATATGGCAAACGTGAATTTTAGTTTTGGTAAGTACGCTGACTACAAGGCTCTGGAAGTCAAGGACGCCGGTACCCTGTATTTTACTTCTGATACGCATCAGCTGTTCAAGGGTCCTGTTGAGTACACCAAGAGCGTTCGTATCGTTGAGAATCTGCCCTCCGCCGAGAATGGTGAGCAGGGCGTTTTTTATGTCAAGACTCCGCAGATGACTGTCTATGCCTTCAATGGCAGTGACTTCATTCAGGTGACCAAGGAGGTCATTACCGCGATTCCTGCCTCCGGCGCAACCGATGACAACATCCCCAGCACCAAGGCTGTTGCTGATTATGTCAGCGGCAAGGTGGCTGAGGTCATTGGTCAGAGGGGCAAGTTCGTTACCGATGTCATCTATGATGCTGGTGTCCTGACAGTTGACAAGGGCGATGCCACTGCTGCTGTCAAGACTACGCTGACTGGTGTTGTCCATGCGCCTACCTATGATGCCGAGACCCGCACCATCAAGATGCCTGTGTTTGGCGGCGATGAGCTGACCATCAATCTGGGCAAGGATATGGTTGTCAAGAGCGGCGCTTACAATACCGAGACGAAGGAGATCGAGCTGACCATCAGCACCGGCGAGGTTGTCAAGATCCCCGCTGCTGCTCTGGTGGATGTTTACACCGGTGGTGCTTCCAAGACTGCCTCTGTTACTGTCTCTGACCAGAATGTCATCTCGGTCGATGTGAAGGTTTCTGCTGCCGAGGACAACAACATCAAGATCAAGGAAGATGGTCTGTATGTTGCCAACCCGGACGCTTACACCAAGTCCCAGACCGATGAGAAGATCAAGGCTGTCAATGATGCGCTGAGCGGCCACTCCGGCGACAAGGTTGCCCACATTACCGCTGAGGAGCGCACCGCCTGGAATGCCAAGGCTACGACCGAGAATGTCGCTACCGCCAAGAATGAGGCTATCTCTGCCGCCGCTACCGATGCCCAGAAGAAAGCTGATGCTGCGCTGGCCTCCGCTAAGGAGCATGCTGCCGGTTTGAACACCGCCATGGATACCCGCGTCAAGGCTGTTGAGGGTCAGCTGACCTGGCGGACCATTGCAGCAAGGGCTTGGGTTTGATTTTGGATAGACAAAAGAATAAGTGATAGGGTCGCCCTGCCGTTATGGTGGGGCGGCTTTATTTTTTGATGACAGGATGATAGGAGATGGAATATGGCGAAGCTATCATTACGGGAGGTCACACAGAGTCAGCTGGACTCCACTCCTATTGTGGATGGACAGATGATCGTCTGTAAGGACACGGGCAATATGTACCGTGACTTTGGCAAGACACGTGTGCGGACGGGCGGCGACATCGAGATCGTGGCGGAGCTGCCGCTTGCGCCGATCAATGGGAAAATCTACGCTCTGCGCACTGGCGAGATGTGGGCATATGAAAACGGAACATGGACAAGCATGAACCCGGAGCCGGAAAGAATTACGAATACACAGATCGACGAGATTTTGAAATTATAACAAGGAGGAAACAATTATGGCTTTTCTTGATTTAGATGGTCTTTCGCATTTGGTGCAATGGTTTAAAGGCCAGCTGGGCGGCAAGGTTGATAAGGTTGAAGGCAAGCAGCTTTCTACCAATGATTATACGACTGCCGAGAAGAACAAGCTGGCGGGTTTAAGCAATTACAGTCACCCGACGACCAGTGGTAACAAACATATCCCTGCGGGCGGTGCTGCGGGCAAGATCCTTGGCTGGGCAAGCGATGGCACAGCACAGTGGGTAGATGATAAGAACACTACCTATGGTACAGCATCACAGGGCGCGAATGGCTTGATGAGTGCGGCTGATAAGAGCAAACTGGACAGCATTGCAAGCGGGGCGAACAAGACTGTTGTGGATAACGCGCTCTCGCAGGTCAGTGCAAACCCAGTAGCGAATTCCGCCATTACAAAACGGCTGCAGTTTTTGTACTCGTTTAAGATCTCACGTGATAAATGGAACGAGTCTAGCGATAAATCAAACTGGAATGTGATTGTTCCGTGGTCGGATTCAAAAGGAACCGCGATTACTGCTACGGCTTCAAGCGCTACGCCCAACCTTACGACGGGCATGAGCCTTGGACCGGCCATGATGGAGCGGACAAGCTCATTAAGCGACAACATCATCCTGTCCGGTGAGTTGTCTATGATCAATCAGGGGCAGATTTATGTGTGCGATACCAATAAGCTGTCATTTACCGTTAAGCGGCGTCCGGTTTGTGATTTGATGCTGTACTTCTATGCGCGGCAGTGGACTACCTGAGTGAGGTGATAGAATGAAAATCTACGATGAAGCATTGAAAAATGAGCTGACCAATCCAGACCTCACGAAGGGCAAGCTGGTAGATGCACAGAAATTTGTGGCGCATCATGATGCCACGGAGGAAGTCTGGCACTATGAGGTTATGCAGAGCACGATCACGGAGGCGTGCCCGGATGGGTTGCGCCTTGCTGTGACGGATGAGCCTGCACATGATGCCTGGGACGAGTATGAGCCAGTGCAGAAATATGTGCTGTACACTGAGGAAGAATTGGCGGAGATTGCCAAGAAACAGGAAGAGGCAAACAAGCCGACAACGGAACAGCGCCTTGATTCTGTAGAAAAACGCGCAGATGCGCTGGAATCCGCAAACGATGATATTATTTTGATGATGGCCGATCTGATCGGCGGAGAGAGGTAACCCATGAAAACTTTGAATGCTTTGAAGCTGCGTATTATGACCCGCGCTTTTAGGATTCGCCTTGCAGCTGGCGAGAACTTTGAGGACATTGCGGCTGATTATCCGGCACTGACTGTGGATGACCTGGAGGCGATCAAGTCGGCACTTGGCATCGAGGTGAAGTAATATGGCTCTGAATTTGATGGGCGGGGCGTGTATCAATGAGGATGTGCTGGCGTATGGCTATAGCTTTTCCAGTTCGTTAGGATATTCGATATATAATATTGGCAGATTTTCTACTGTTATTTTGGCAAAATACACGGACGGTTCTTATCTGGCGCATGTTGACGTTGCCGGAAATCAAATTGGACCGGTTTACCGTAATGGACAATTTCAGTGGTTGAATCTTGAACCGATGGTTGCGAAGGCTAAATCGCTTACTGAAACAAGCAATTATAAAATATTAGCCGATTGTGTGCCATTTTATCATCAGAGTATTATGGGAGACCCTGGATATTTTCCAGCGGTTCATTTTGAAAACAAAGATGGATATTGTCAGGCTGGACGTATCTATGATCAAAATGGCACATTTGGTGGATGGCCGATGGATTCCTTGCAAACAGGTTCTTACGAATTCGGCTTTTTTGTCAAACTTTGGTAATAACGATATGACACGGCAGGGATCCGAGAGGTCTCTGCCGGTTTTTATTTTAAATAAGGGAGGAATTTTATGAGGTTGAAGAATGGAGAGGTATGTCTTGGCTGGCCTTTGAGCCAGCATATTTTGACGCAGGGATGGTACTACAACGATGGCAGCTTACATCAGGCTATTGATATGAGAGCTATTGTGGGGACACCGGTTATGGCGGCGGAAGAGGGTACTGTGGAAATTGTGTACCACTGGAACGGCAAACGCACGCAGGGTGATACGAACAGTTACGGCAACATGGTTAAAATCCGCCACGCGAATTGGAACGGTGGCACACTGCACACGCTGTATGCGCATTTGAATTCTATCAATGTGAAGCAGGGGCAGGTTGTGAAAACGGGCGAGGTGATTGGCTACAGCGGCAATACCGGCAATAGCTTCGGTGCTCACCTGCATTTCGAGGTACGTTGGAAGAACAAGCGCACGAACCCGCTAGTATGGTTGGATAATAATTTCACTACTGCCACGGATAAGGTGTTCACTTTCCGCACTGGCGAACACAGTGTTGATTGTAGTGTAGGAGAGAACGACAAACCGGCTAGTAGTAATGTTCAGCCTGCGGATAAAGCGAAAACCGAGCTGTGGGGCATTGACGTATCGAAGTATCAGGGCAATATTAACTGGCGCAAAGTAGCGGCTGCCGGTGTAAAGTTTGCCATGCTACGGGCTGTGTCCACTAATAAAAACGGTATCTATATTGACCCTACATTTGAACAGAATTATAAGGGCGCACGCGAGAATGGTATTCCCGTGGGCGTCTATTTCTTTACCTATGCACAGGACGAAGCCACGCAGAACAAGGAGTTTGAGATGCTGTTCAAGGCTCTGGACGGCAAGACGCTCCAGTATCCCGTGGCACTGGACATTGAGGACAAAAATACTGCTTCTATCGGCAAGGACAAGCTTACTGCACTGGTGAAGCGCGGTCTGGATATTATCGATCAGCGTGGGTATAAGCCGATGCTATACACTTACACGAATTACAAGGCGGCTTATCTTGACATGACAAAATTGGCAGCTTATGACCTGTGGCTGGCCGATTACCGTGTCGGGGTCAACCAAAAGGGCAAATGCCAGATGTGGCAGTACAGCAGTAAGGGTGCTGTCGCTGGCATCAACGGAAATTGCGATATGAACTGGTGCTATAAGGCTTATGCTAGTGAAGCTGCTGGAGTCTCTACGCCAAAGCCCGCGCAGAAGGCAATCGTGTTCAAGGCTGGACGCTGGAACGTGCGCAAAGGTCCCGGCACAGAATATGCAAGCGTCGGCGTAATTACAAGCCCGGATGCCAAGACCGGCAAGGTTGTTACGATTGGTTACAGTGATGTTGTAAATGGCTGGTACAAGACGCTCTATGGCTATGTAGGCCCTGCAGCAGTCGCCAGCCATACTTGATAGGCGGTGATTGGTATGGGAGAGAATTTTAACGCCATGCGTTTTTCAAAAAAGGTCATTGTGTTTACGATGGGTGCGACGATTGTGTACGCGGTTGTGTATATGGTACTGTGCTTCAGTATTGGTCAGCTGCCGGACTACAGTTTTAACGCGGGACTGTTTGCGGCGCTGAGCGCTGAAAACTTGTGCAACGCCTGGATCAAGGTACAGGAGCATAAGTCTGGCGCTGGAAATACCAAACTGGAGGAGCCGCAGTTGGGAGACGATACCGATGGCGTCATGCATCCGAATGATATGGAGGAGTAAAGTATGGAACAGGGAATTTTCTATATTGTCATAGGACTTGCCAGCGTTTGCTTTTTTCTGCTTGGCAAGTACGTTTTTCCTAGAGCTGCTGACGTTATCAATAGTGCGCTTAATATGCTGGAGTCTTATCCTTTGCTAATGAAATGGGGAGAGGCTGCGTGCCGCTATATCAAGCAGTACATGGATGACATGACTGGTGAGGAAAAGAACAAAAAGGCCGCTGAGTTTATTATGGAGCTTGCTAAACAGGCTGGACTTAAAATTACAGAGGAGCAGGCACGCAGTATTGCCCAGGCGGCTTATGATGCGATGAAACGAGGCGAAGCCGATTCTGCTCACGAGGGGCAGGTGAGCAGTGATGCCGAATCCTGAATTTGCTTTTACGCTGGCCGACGCTGTCACATGGATTCTGAGCGTGTGCGGTGCGATTGCCGGTATCGGCGCTGCCATCGCTGTGCTAGTGAAGTTCAATACTTTTCTGAAGAAGCCGAACCATGAGCAGGATGTGAAGATCGAGGCCATGGAAGAGAAAATCACAAAGATGTCTGGTGAAGTCGATGCCGTTAAAGATTTGCTTGCAAGCAAGGATAGTCAGTACATGGACCTGTTCAAGCGAGACAAGGCACGGCTTGATGCGCAAGAAAACAGTATGAACATGCTGTTGCGGGCAAACTTTGCTTTGCTGGGCCATGCGCTGAACGGCAACAATGTCGAGCAGATGCAAAGCGCGTTCAATGATATTCAAGAGTATCTGTTCAATAGATGATAGAGGTTGCAGAGTCTACCAAAACTGCAAGGCTGTGAAGCAGTGGGTTGGGTCGGTATTAGTCGATTGCAGAGCCAGACCGTGGGTTGTGCGGGTACAATAAGCCGAATAAGCGGCGGAAATGCTGCTGAAAGAAAACGCAAAAAATAATAGGGATGACCTTGATGAGAGGCTATCCCTATTTTTTAACAGATTATTTAATATGCAAACAATCCCTTTTCAGCAAGTATTCCATAGCTGCAAGATCCATGTGAATTGTCATATATACGAAGAAATTGCACTTGACAGCTGGCACACTGAAAATAGATCTTAGACGGTCTGAGATTTCGTCGAACCTGTCTTTGCTGCTTTCAATGATAATCTTTTTAATTTCGTTGTATTCCTCATCATCATCGAATTCAGCATCATAGTATTCTTCGTCGTTCTCGTCGTATTCGGGGTCCTCGTCCTCGATGTCCAATTCTGACAGATCGTCGTCATAGTCGTCGTCATCATCCTCATCGTCTACGTTTGTAGGAACAAGGTCAGATAGAGACGCTTGAAAATCAACGGTTTTTGCCTGTTCATGCGCATTTGTAAGAACGGCAAGAAATTTTTCAAAGTAGTCCTTGTCGATTTCCTCATCTGGCGCACAATCCGGTGTCTTGACTGCAAAGCCGACATTTTTATCGTTTTGCTCCCAGCAAAAATGGTATGCGCCGTCTTTGACTATGAAGGACTTTGTAAGCCCCATATCACCAAGGCATTTTGTCATTTGCTTATACTCTTCATCGTCTTCGCCAATCGATAATATTTTGGCTAGTCTTTCCTCAAATTCAGAGCGGGTCATCTGTGTCCTTCTTTCTTGTTGTACTCCTGTATGACTGGAATCATCTTATTCTAATAATACAGCAAAACAACAAGTTTGTCCATAAATAAAAAAGACGAGTGTGTTCCTGCGGCGTAGAACATTCTCGTCTAAGTGTTTTTATTTGTCATACTAAGTCTCGTTTTTGCAAGTGGTGTAAATGTGGTGTAAATAAGAGGGTTTTGGCAGCATCATGTTGTGCTTTTTAGCGGTGTCATGTTGTTTATTTTCGATATATTGATTTTACAATGAAAAGCCGTTATAATCAAGTATAGAAGTATGATGTTTTGGTACACTATCTCAAACTTATCTTAAAAAAGGAATGCAAAATGGAACCATTGGCACAGCGTCTGCGCCCGCGCACCCTGGATGAGGTCTGCGGCCAGCAGCATCTACTCGGCAAAAATCAGGTTTTCCGCCGCACTGTCGAGAGCGGCAAGATTCCCAACATGATCTTCTACGGCCCGTCCGGCGTCGGCAAAACCACCGTTGCCAGCATCATTGCAGCGGGCAGCGGTATGCAGCTGCACAAGCTCAACGGCACGACGGCCTCGACGAGCGACATCAAATCGGTGCTCTCGGACATCGGCACACTCGGCGCGTCGGGCGGCATTCTTTTATATCTTGACGAGATACAATATTTTAACAAGCGCCAGCAGCAGAGCCTTCTGGAATGTGTGGAGCAGGGTACCGTCACCCTGATTGCCTCCACCACCGAGAATCCCTACTTTTATGTATATAACGCGCTTCTGTCCCGCTGCACGGTGTTTGAGTTCAAATCCCTGACCACCGACGACATCCGCACCGGGCTGCGCAGCGCCGCTGCGCGCCTCGGGGCTGAGGACAAGTCTCCCGTGCTCATTCCCGACGATGCGCTGGAATACCTGGCCCAGAGTGCGGGCGGCGATATGCGCAAGGCGCTGGGCAATCTGGAATTTGCCGTCACCGCTGCACCCGTAGAAAACGGCAGCCGCACGATCACACTGGACATGGTGCAGCAGGTCGCCGTGCGCACGGCCATGCGGTATGATAAGCTCGGCGACGACCACTATGACATCGTCTCGGCCTACCAGAAGTCGATGCGCGGCTCCGACCCCGACGCAGCGCTGCACTATCTGGGCCGTCTGCTGGAAGCCGGTGACCTGCCCAGCGCCTGCCGCCGTTTGATGGTCTGCGCGTGCGAGGATGTCGGCCTGGCTTGGCCGCAGATCATCCCCATCGTCAAGGCCGCTGTTGACATTGCCAACGCCGTCGGTCTGCCGGAGGCCCGTCTGCCGCTGGCGGATGCCGTGGTGCTGGTGGCTACCGCGCCCAAGTCCAACTCCGCCCACGACGGCATCAATGCCGCCATTGCGGACATTCAGGCCGGGCGCACCGGGCCCATCCCGCGCCAGCTGCAAAACAAGCATTACGACGGCGCCGACGCCAAGGTCAAGGGGCAGCACTACCTCTACCCGCATGACTACCCCAACCACTGGACCGCCCAGCAATACCTGCCCGACGCCATCAAGGACCGGCAGTACTATGTCCCCGGCGATAATAAAAACGAGCAGGCTTTCGCACAATACTGGAAAAAAATCAAAGGAGAACTGTAATCATGCCCAACCTCCACTGCGAAGCCATTGCCTTCCCGTCGTCGGACGGAAAGCACACCTCCTCCGCATTCCTCTACACTGTACCCGGTCAGCCTGTGCGGGCTGTCCTTCAGCTCAGCCACGGCATGTGCGAATATGTGCGCCGCTATGAACCGATGGCCGAGTTCTACGCTGCCCACGGCATTGCGCTGGCGGGCAACGACCACCTCGGCCACGGTGACACCGCCCAGGCAGGGGAGCACGGCCACTACGGTGAGCCGAATGACCGTTGCCACCTCCTGAACGACCTGCACACGATGAACCGTATCCTGCACGAGCGCTTTCCCGATACGCCCATCATCCTCTACGGCCACAGCATGGGCAGCTTTTACGCGCGCTGGTACGCTGAGAAGTGGCCGGAAAGTATCACGGCGCTGGTCATTTCCGGCACGGCAGGCCCCAGCTTTATGAATGTCGTCGGCCAGCGGCTGGCCGGGCTGATTGCCCGCGTCAAGGGGCCGCGCTATGTCTCGCCGCTGATGGTCAAGCTGAACTTCGGCAGCTATTGCAGGAAAATCGAGAACGCGCAGTCGCCCAACGCCTGGCTTTCCCGCGATAAAAGCGTTGTGAAAGCCTATGACGCCGACGGGCTGTGCACCTTCCGGTTTACCGCTGCTACCTACCGCGAGATGCTCGCGACGCTCAACCACGTCAGCACAAAGGCATGGGCACAGGCTATTGACAAAGATCTGCCCGTGCTGCTGATTGCCGGTGACTGCGACCCCGTCGGCGACTACGGCAGCGGCGTGCGCAAGGTCTGGGCCATGCTGGGCGACGCCGGTGTCAGGGATCTGACCTGCCAGATTTTTGAAGGAGGCCGCCACGAGCTGCACAACGAAACAAACCGCGACGAGGTGTTCGACTACGTGTTGACATGGATCGAGGATCATATTTCCTGACGTTGTATCATGCAATATTTCCTCCGCCAGCCCGGCGGGGGATTTTTTTTATTTTTTCTATTGACAAAGCTGTATCCTGCGTGT